GTTTTTACATCTAACTCCAGCCTCAACATGATGTAATTTTTTTCCACTAAAAACCGATGATAGTGCACCCGCCAAGGTGGTTATGGTATCCCCATACACTATTACATCTGTATAATCATTTATAACTGATGATATATCATTAATCATATCGGATATCATACTTGGATATGGTTTGTTGTTATTATCGAATTGAAACTTTGGTGGTTCTATGTTGAGTTCTGTAAAGAAGTTAGATGACATTGAATCATCGTAGTGTTGTCCTGTATGTAAGATATCAAAGTCTAATCCTTGATTATTAAACTCCCTCACTAATGGGGCTAGTTTCATATACTGCGGTCTTGCACCTACAATATGTAAATATCTCATCTAAGTATTCTAGCTGGATTCCCAACTACCGTAGTTCCATCAGAAACATTCTTGGTCACTACTGAACCTGCTCCAACTACCGAATCCTTACCTATTGTTAGATTTGGTAGTATGGTTGAGTTTGCCCCTATTGAAGCTCCACTCTTTACTATGGTTGGTTTTTCTTTTCTCCACTCTCCAAAGGATGGTGGATTCTTATCATTGGTAAATACTGCGTGTGGCCCTACGAATACATTATCTTCCAATACGACATTTTCGGGTATGAATACACCCGCTGATATATTTGTATTATCTCCAACCACCACATCTCTACCTACTTCGGCATATGCTCCTACTTTAACATTCTTACCGAGTTTGGCTGATTCAAACACATTTGCTTTATCACTTATCATAATATGTTCCTTATTTGATTGATATACACCTCAGTAGAATTAAAATCAACTCCACCCTCAACTGTATTGTTTATAAATTCAATGTCCTTACCACTATTGTATTGTCTTTCTATTTCATTAAATATTTTTTGAGTATCTAACCCAACCAATCCCTTGAAAGTATCAAATGTTCCAACTTGTCCATAGTTACCCGCCAATACTATTGTAGGTATTCCTTGTTGTATGGATTTAAATCCCATAGTGGATGGTGATGTTATCACAATGAAAGAATCAGATATCAACTTGTTGGTATCTTCCACATCCATTAAGACTTTATAGTCTAAGTTATTTGGTAGTATAGATTTCAAGTATTCAAAGTCTCTATCAGGATATGGATGGTCTGCCCTACTTTTTATTTTTATAATAACATCCTTATTAAATTCTTTTTGTAACTCCACCAACTGCAAAGAATTAAATAAGTTTTCATCAAATTTTGAGAACTCTCCTATATCAGGTCTATTACCTAAGAAATTTACCACCACCAATATGTGTTTATCTGTTCTATCATACTCTTTTAATTTATCATTTGTTGGTATCCCACTTAGTAAAATTCTATCAGATAAATCCGGATTATATTGTTCATAAAGTTCCTTATCTCGTTTACCAAATACATTGGTATAATCCCACGACACCCTACCATCTATTCTAAGATTTGGAATTATGTTTACCATATCTTGGTTTCCGTGTTGTTGTGCCAAAACAGGAACATCTACTAATTGTGCAAATTCATAGATGTCCTTCATTCCATTTCTATGTCTATCATCATCCATCAATACTAAATCATATTTTGATATATCAGGAACATCATAGTGCAGGTTAGTAATGTATTCTTCGTATTTGTTATCGAATACTACTCGTAAATCTTTGTCACCATACCATCTCATATTATTACCCATCTGAGCAGTCTTTAAAACATCAACCTCAAATTCCTCTGATAGTTTAGGAATTATCGGATACATTCTCTCACCTACACGATATATTGTAGATACTAATAATACTTTTTTCATATCAATTTTCTCACTTTATTGTACAATACAAACCAGGACCGTTTGACTTATTATACTTAACATCCTTGTCAAATGAATCTGCTATTTCTCTCCAATTGGAATTAGGATAAAATTGTTGCCAACTTCTTGTTGCCATATGCTTCTTGTCATTTGTAAATGTGTAATCATGTTGTGCTGTAAAATGAACACTTTTATGATTTAATAAATTACGACACAAATCAAAACCCTCAGTTCCCTTTGGGCCATCTATGAATATTCCAATTCTCTTATCCTCATTTTCTGATATCAATTCAGGAATCTTTAAATGACTATTTACAGGATATAAAAACTCAATATGTTCATAATTCTTTAATCTTTTTTTTGTGTTAGTTATGGTGCTCATCTTAGACTCTTTGACACCGAATTTTCCAGCAGCATCTAATGCATAAACCTTTACATCTGATAAAGTCAATCCCCATATTTCTGTGGATTTACCATTTCTAACTCCTGATTCTATCAATACATCCACACCAAGTTCTTTGATTAGAGTATAAATCATAAGGGCCTCGGATTGTGCAATTCCACCTCTCTGATGTGGGACTTCTTTGACACCGAGGTTCAAAAACTCAGTTTGATACTTTCCAAAGTTCATAGTTTCAAAATTTAAGCTCACACCAAAACTTCTCCCTCGACAACATTACTTCCCATTGGAAATTGTCTTTGTATATTATATGACTTTGAATACCTTGATATGGTTTGTGTAGTTCCACATTGATTACCAATGTTTACTTTTGCCTTAGACTTGATGTATAACTGAATTCTCAAATTCATATGTCTCATATCTAATCGTTTATTGAACTGAAATCCAAACTCTATGATTGGTTTATGACTCCAATAAAAATAAGGATAATTGTGTTGATGTAGTAATACCGTAAGTTTTTCATGGTGTAATTGAAATACTTCGGAATCATATTTTTTATCACCACCTTGTCCAAACCTATCTGAAATCAATAAACATCCATAATCTTTATCACTCACATATTCACTTATTATGTCATCTCCCAACTCTTGTTCTTCCGTTGACCAATACATTTCAGGTCGTGAATCATCCATTTCTTCATTTGTAAACTGCCAAAACTCTAATATCTGTTTTAACAATGGAACATCGGTATTATTTTTATCCCAAATTCTGTAATGGTCGTGGAATACCTCACCTTCAATTTCATCTACAAACTCATCTACATAAGGATTGTGGTCAAAGACTACACGAGAGTTGTCGTGCTCTACTCCAAATAATCTCTTTATTAATTTTTTTGTTGGAACATATACCTTACAGTTTGGATACTTCTCTTTCAATAGACGAGGCATTGCAGATAGTATTCCCCAATCACCTATTCCATGACAAGTTCTCATAACCATGAATTTTTGAGTTTCTAAATACTCATCAGGAATTCTCAATCCCTCTTCTTTCTCAAAACCAAGTGTATTAGTTTCTTGAATTGGATAAAGCATATTATCCATCAATCTCCAAAATATCACATTATCTCCTTACGTTCATCTCTTTACTAAAGTTATCATTGTAAAACTTGTTTTGTTTATCCTGTTTTTCTTTTGTCTTTGGATGATATAAGGATAGTTCCTCATGTGGTGGTAAGTGAGAAAAGGTTTTACACCCACTAATGTATTCATGTAGTGGTCTCACCCATCTAATGTTATCACTTCTACGAAATACTCTAGCTTGATAATCAGGATAGTTTACCCATCCTTGTTCACTAATTCTCCAACCCCACTTTTTAACATCTTCATCTGTAAAACCATCTACAGTATTTACTCTTGGAATCCATATCAAATCAACATTGTCATTCATTTCTATTATCTGTGGAAGCTGTTCGAGTAATGTCTCATGTGGATATTCATCGGCATCAATGTGGAATATATAATCACCACTTGACTTTTCAATTACATAATTCTTCTGGTCTGAAAAATTACCATCAAGTTTTCGTTGATACCAAGCAATAACTTTAGAATCTAAATATTGCTGAGACCAAGATGATATAACCTCTTGTGTTTTCTCATCAGAAAAATCATCAACTATAATAATTTCATCTTCTACTTGAGTCTTATGTACTAATATTTCTAATAACTTATTTAGTTCTTCTGCTTCATTATGAACCGTAATACCATAACTAATCTTCATCTAATAAACCATACTTCCTTGCTGTATAAGAATCCAGAGCTCTTACCCAATCATAGTTACATATCTCTACTCTACCTATCTTATCCAATTTAAATGTTTTGTATACTTTTGGAATCTGTCTTGTGATTGCAGCAACTCTCTTTTCGTAAAATTGTAGATTTTCTCTACCATCAGGTATTCGTATTTCCTTATAAATTTTACCCTTGACATTCATGTCTTGAACTCCACCAGCCTCTTTTAGAATAATTTTCATATCTCTAATTGGTAAAAAGTCTAAATCAAGACAATGAAGTAGTTTATCTTTCATAGAACCAACATACGGATATATATTTAACGCTATAACTAAGTATCGAGATTCACTTGCAGTTTTACTTTTGTATCTCACATCATAAACTGGTCCTGATTCTATTTCTCGAACAGGTATATTCTGTCTATCAATAATATTTTTTAGATGTCGTTGAAAGTATTGTGCCATTTAATTTAAGCCTTTTTAAAACTATCGTCCTTTACAATTCCCATTGCCTTACACGCTAAGAAAAATTCATATTGTCCAAATATCATAGCGTTGTCAACATCAAGTCTTTCGGTATAAAACTTTCCTTCCTCACCAGGTATTGGATATTTCTCTTTATCCACATCTTCTACATTTATCACTCTGGCAAATCTCCAATTCCAATTTGAAACATCTCCTTCAGGATATATAATACCTAACTTTCCCATGTTGACAATACTTGGATACCAATAAATATCTCTACCTTCGTCCTTAACAATTAAATCTTTCACAAGCTGTGAAGTATTTTTAATTTTATCTAAGTTTTCTTTGGTGTAGTTTGAATTACTCATGTATCCACAATTAAAACACATAAACGAACTAAATGTTTCCTGAACATCCTCAAAACAATAATCTTCATCATAACATAGAGGACACGTTATATTCTTTTCCATTACTTAAACCTTCTTTAATTTTGGTAATTCTATTTTCTTCGGTTTAGACACTCTCTTTAACTGAGGTAATTTTAAGTCCACTTGTTGTGCAGGTGCCTCAAAGGTAGGCAAATGTGTATCTAAAAGTTTACCAAGTTTTTCTGTCATGGCATCAAGTGAAAATCTTGTCTTGTTAATTATTGATAACTTCTTACCCTTTACAATGTGCTTTGAATAGTTTTTTACTACCTCTTTCATCACATTAGAACAATAGTGGTAATTAACCGTAAACCATTGTGCCCCTTGAACTAACATTCCTTTTGGGATTGAATCCTTCTTGACTTCTGACAAACTACCAGGTAGTAAAAATGCATTATCCTTAGACAAGAAATCTATCTGACCACCCCAAGCTGGTGCTAGTATAGGTTTTTCACTCAATGATGCTTCAAGTAGTGGTCTACCAAATCCTTCTCCATGAGTAAATGTAATGTGTGCCTTTACTTTTGGGTGATTGTATAATTGATTTACCTCTTCATCTCTTAAATCTCCATGTAAAAAATATACATTTGGTAAATCACCATCTACTGTTTTCTTAATATCATTTACCTTATTTACAATTTCTTCTCTATCTAATACTGATGGTGATGCTCCACCAGTTTTCATAATAAGAGCTGGTTGATTTTTCTGATTCTTAAATGTTTCTAAGAAAGTTTTTAATAGACTACCAGCATCTTTTCTATCTTCACCAAGGTTTCCAGCCAACCAATGACCTACAAACAGAAAACAGAAATCTTCTTTAATTGGTTTAAATGCATCAATCAAGTCTTTAGAAAATTCTCGTGTCTTACCATAAATTTTGGTATCAACCCCTTCAAATAATACTTCTACTGGTTTACTTATCTGTAACTTATTGAGAACATCTCCTGTGTTAGTATCTCGTTCATCAAATTGACTCCTATCGATAGTTTCCTTTACAAAATTTGCTGGAACAATATTCAAGTCCATTTTGTTTAGACCTTGTATCCACTCTGCTGGACACAATGTAGTTTCTATACCCGCTGTAATTCCAATGTTATACTTTCCTATCGGTTTGAATTCATTCGGAACAACAATGTGGACATGGATGTCTGGCTGTCTATCCATATTTGGTGAACCAAGTAATCGCTTTATAATCGGTAAATCATGTGAATTCTGCTCACTAAGTGCATTCTGAGGTGTGTTTCCCCACCTAACTGGATATATCTTGACATCAAATCTATCCAAGTCAATCAATGACCTACATATATCTCTACTATGTGCACCATATCCACTTCTTGTCCCTACTGGTGCTGTAACTAATAATAACGGCTTATAACTCATTTTTTATCCTTATTTCCTACGAACTTGTTTTCTACGAGTAGTTTTTCTTTTTACTTTTTTTACTCGTCTATCTATCCCATCTCTTTTTTCACCCAAGATGAACTTGGTAACATCATCTATGGACTTTAGAAATTTTTCTAACCCTTTCATTCTTATTCTCCCTATACTACTTTATGTAATTCAAATCGTTTTCTTGGTTTCCACTTTTCAAAGGCAGTGTCCATGTGTTCTACGAATCTATTACTCATATGTTTAGCTGACATTCCAACCTCTTCTTTTAATAGATATTCCCTACCTTTCAATCCAGCCTTAACTCTTTCTTCTTTTGGTGTATCATACCACTCTCCTATCCTTACCGCTGCATCTTCCCATCTTGGTCTATCATCAAAGATGTAAGGTGTTGGAACTGAACCTTGTAGTGAACGACATGCTGGCCATATTGGTTTAACCCAATCACCCCAAGTCAAGTCAGGATTATCCATCCACTTATCTCTATCGTGAAATGAATGAACTTCCGAATAATCTTCGTGTGTAACATGCTTACCTTTTATTTTAAATCCACATTGATCTTGTAATCCACCTGTTACATTTACTATAGCAGGTGTTCCTGCCATTATTGATTCACAGGTTCCTAATCCAAATCCTTCATTGGAAGCTATGTTAATTGTAATATCTGCTATATTATATAATAAATTCATCTGTGGAGTTTCTAATCTAGCATGTGAAAATATAACATCATACATAGGACAGATATTCTTTACCACTTCAGGTAAATCTGTTCCATTATTATCAACTGGTGCTGTATGCATAACTAATACGCACTTTTTAGATTTTTCTTTTGGTAAGGTATCACAGAATGTTTTATATGACATTATGACATCACTTGGTAATTTTCTACGAATGTTTCTATTGTTCCAAAATATTACAAAATCTTTATCTTGATTATGTAGAACTGTTTTTCTAAAATCTTCTAATTCTTTTCCATCATTATCCAATTTGTAAAAACTATCTTCAGGTATTCCATGTGGAATATATGTACAATCCCAATCTGTTCTTGGCTTCTTTTGTGCTACATTGTTTACAATATTTACTGTTTGTTTTGATATATTCATAATCAAATCAGAACTCTCATAAAAGAACTCATTGTATCTTGGGTATGGTAAATCATCCCAAATATTATAATAAAATATTGGCATCTGTTGTCTTATCTCATGTTCCATTTGATACAACCAAACCCAAAATCTCGGATCTGTATAGTGTAAGATAGCATCAGGCTTCTCAATATTAATCAATGAACGAATTAATTCTTGATTCCCATACCCATCAACAGGATATATTTTTAAATTAGCATCTTTGATACCAGATTCTTTACGAACAGCATCATTCATATCTACTATTTTACCTGATTCAGGATGTTTGATAGCACCTGCTATTTGAACCCAATCATAGTGATGTAATGTTCCCATTACAAAGTTTTTAGAAACAGTTCCAACACCACTTGACATTCTCAAGTCATCAGACAATAACATTATTTTTTTCTTTGACATAACCTTCCCTTATCTTAAAAATTACTACCACTAACTATTAAAGCATCATACTGTTTAATTTCTCTATTATACTCTTCATCTGTTAAGAACTTATGTATTGACCGATTTACAAGTTTTTGCAATGTAAAGTCTTGAACAATAGATTCACTTCTAAAGTTTTTATAAATTTCTTTTAATAATTTAACCGAAGTGAGTTTAGTTTCACTTTTCATTTATATTCTCCATATATACATATATACATATCAAGTCAATGAATAATAATAACTTTTTTCTTTCGATTTTGAGCCTCCTCGATGGTGCTCAGAGTTCCACTTGTATACTTTTCTTTATTCATGAATGCAACTATATAATCACTATATTCTACTACCTGTTTGTTTCTATCAAAGAAATTCTTTGGATAGTATTTTTTACCATAGTGATCCCTATCTAAAATACAATGTTGATTGTAAGCGTAGTGTCTTGGTGGAAACTCAACATATCTCATATCAAACTCTAATGCATATTTTTTAGCATAACCATCTGCACCTTTTGGTTGTCCACCACTTATAATCTCAACCTTATCACCAAATTCTGATTTTAATTTATATACAAAATCTCGTATTCTTATTCTATTGGTATATCCTCTTGAACCAACTATACCAACCCTTTTCATCAATCATTCCTCTTTTGCTTTCTAATTGGTCTATCACTTTTAGGCTTTGAACAGAATTCTAAAGTAGACTTGAATTGATTTAATCCATCAACTAACCCCTCAAATGTTTTTACATCAGAATAACAATATTTAAATCTCCATGTTCCACTATCTACTGAATTACTATATGGTAATATATCATACCAAATAAATTCATTTCTATTAAGTTTTGATGAGTTGGTAATTTTTGTTCTAAAATGCAATTCCTTTTCATACTTAGCTACAAAATCTTTTAACAATTTAGGTTTTATAGTATCTTCTTCATACCACAAATGTAGCTTAAAATGAATAACTTTGTATGCACTATTAATTAAATCAATGATTAATTTTTCACCTTCGTGTTCAATAAAATCACTAAGTTTTAATCTCAAGGTGATGTTGTGTCCTAACATATCAATCTCCGTTTTTACAAGTCTTTACACTTGTTGTAAGCTTTACATTTACTCTTTGGGTGACATTTTTCATAATCATGTGATATGATATTACCTTCTTCATCATAACATTCATCCATGAAATGTTCTAACCTACGGATAACCTTGTTTATAGATGGTTTTCCATTTGCTGGTATGAACTTCTGTATTCTCTTCTGTGGAAAATCTGTATTTTCATATAACTTTCGTTTTACAATAAAATATTCTACGTCAATTCTATCTAAAGGCATATCGAATTGTTTTGAGTAAAATGATTTATAAAGTAAAAGTTGGTCGGTCTTATTCTTGTCTGCCTTTTGGTATTTATTCCAACCCCAAGTTGATGTTTTAATATCAATAATCTTGATTCGATTTCTGATGTTGTCTTTAATAATTAGGTCGATGAACCCTTTAAACTTAATATTTCTTGGTAAATCGTAATCTAACGATGTTTCAATACCTAATAGTTCATAACCTTTCTTACTAAAGTAGTCTGCTCGTTTTCTCTTGAAGAACTCTAATATCTTTAGACCATCATGGTAGAACTCATTCATTTCATCCTTAGAACAAAACTTTTCTCCACCATTTCTAACCATGATTTCCATAAAATTCTTTTTCAATCTATCTTCGAGTTCTTCATCAAGAAGCATTTTATCTGCCTCTACGATACTTTTACTATACATTACCTTTAAGTATTCTTGAAGAACTTCATGCATACTTGTTCCAAACAATGTATAAATATTATCTGTAAAAGGTAGTGCCTTATCTACATATTGCAGTTTCCATGAGTATGGACATTGTTCCCATAATGAAAACTGACTATATGATACTGTTTTTTTTCTAGCCATTTAATTTTTGAATAACAGATTGTTTTGGAAGTGCTCCTATAAATCTATCTACTTCAACTCCATTTTCTTCTATAATTGTAGTTGGAACTGACCTAACATTGTATTGTCTTGCCATTGCCTCATTCGCATCTATATCAAGAATTTGAACTGAATGACCTTCATTTATTATTTCATTCATTACTGGTTTAAACGCCTTACACGGGCCACACCAAGTAGCCGTAAAGTATTTTGCTGTTTTCATTATTTTCCCCATTTTCCATTTTTAACGATTGTGGCCATTATACCATAATTTGAAACATCAAGATACGCATCTTCCATTGGTTCACCTTCTACAGCGTTATCTCTTTTACTCATGAGTAAAGTTTTTAACCTCTGTATCTTATCATTCATTCTAAACCACAAACCTGTAAGTGATAAATGTATTTCTTCTTCGGTTTGTAATTGTGTTCCAACACTTATGTTGCCAGGACCGTAATCGTGTTGCTTGTGACAGAACAATTCATATTGTTCTCGTTGTAATCTTTTGAATTCGTTAGTCATCTCTGGCCATTCTTGTTCCATCATTGTAACAATGTCACCATTTAAATGCGTTCCATGTGGAAATGCATTTACTTCTTTTTTATTCTTAGATTCTTTTATCATTTCTGACATATACTTCTCCTTATCTCATAGTAGAATATACACATAAATTACTATACAAGTCAACCTTTTTTTTAAATAATTTTATCCACAATACCATAATCTAAACATTCTTCTGCTGTCAAATATGTGTCGTGTTGTGAAACCCTTTCCCAAAATTCTTGGTCTTTACTTGTAACATCTGCCATTATTCTATTTATATTACTCTGTAATTTTTTTAGGTGGTCTGCTCCTTTTAAAACATCGGAAGTCTTACCAGCTTCAAATGCTGAACCCTCATGAACCATAACCGTAGAATTTTCTGTCATAGTTCTCTCACCAGTTCCACATGCCAATATCACAGCTGCTGCTGACATACATGCTCCTACACAATGAGTATTGACCTTCACGGGTAATGTCTTAAAATAATCAATTATTCCTAACATAGAATACACATCACCACCATATGATGCAATGTTAAGATTTATATCACTATTTGGGTTATGTTGAATAAAATTATCAAACCTTGTCATAACTGCATATAATGTGTCTTGTTCTATCTCATAGGTTAAATACATAGTATTAGACTTTATATTTATACCCCATTCTAAATTTTTAAAAAATAGTTGCGTTCGTTTATTCATACCTGGCATGTCTCCGTAATTAACTTTTAAAACTGTGTTCTCCACTTATACTTCCTTTTTTTTAAAGACAAAAACAGGTTCGTATTTATAACCTGCCCCCATCACACTCGATAACGTTAGCTGTAAGGTGTCCTCTTGGATAAAACCCAACTCTTTGGAAATCCTTACGGTTTCTTCTTCGATAAACTTATATTTTGGTGTATTTGCAATATTAATTAACATATAACCATTTTGTTTTAAACCATAATAACAATTTTCTAAGGTCTTTTTTAAAAATCCATTTACCCATTCATCATTGGATGGAAATTTGATATAACTTTGAGTTTCCTCATCTGAGTATTTCTCAGTATCGAAATAAGGTGGTGAGGTAAAACATAAATCGATTGATTCTTTTTTAGGAACGAAATCCTCACTTCCTTGTTTATATATATCTACTTTTTTCTTAATATAATCAAATTCTTTGCTCATCCGCAACAAACCTTCATAAGTTCTCGTAGATGGTTCTGTACCTATATAATGTTTGGTATTTTTTGCAGATAAAAATCCAAGTAATCTACCACCCCAACCACAACTCATATCTCGGATGACTCCATCACCACCAAACTTTTCATATATTAATTTTGCTGCCGTAGGTCTGAAATTACTCACGGATTGAGTTCCACTATAAATCTTTATGGATTGTCTTAATCGGTTTTCGTGAAATACATTTCTCTCCCCATTTGGGTCCTCACCCTTGTAGTGTTTTTGTTCCCAATTCCAACATTTACGGATTGTTGATTTAAACATCTTATCATCGTGAAATACATCCATAGGTGATTTCTTAGCACTACCACACACCACTTCCCAAAAATGTGGGAAGAAAGTCCAACACAATCTCAAACCGTGCATAGTTTGAATAATCTGATTATCTTTGAATATTGTATCAACATCAAACTTTTTCAGTTTCTTCAAGTGGTCGTGTTTTTCATCTTCACGAATTGTATAGTGAGGGAATCCATGCCTACGATAGTAATCAAATATGACCTCTACACCATATTCTATATCTACCACATCTATTGAATTAGTAACCCTTTCAAACTCCAAGTCTTTCTCATCTACATCGATGAACTTACCGAGAGTCTCATAGTTTACTCGTGACATTAAGGTAGTTTAAGTTTCTTTATCTGTTTTGGTTCGATTCCATATTTTTGTAATATGGACTTTAAATCAGCCTTACCTTGTTCGGTACTATAATAAATTTCTAAGTATTCGTTAGCCTCTTTGATACTAACTTCGTGATACTTTGTAATAATTTCAACAACCCATTCTTCGTGTTTCATAACCTTTTTTCCTCCAATATATTTTAACCATTGTTTCTTTTTAGGTAATATGTCTATATACAACTTATACAACTCTCGTGGTTTTAGATTTAAAGATTGAAAGTCGTTTACCAACCCAATCCATTCTGGCTTCATAGATAAGAATCTATGCACCATATAGTTTGACCAACTTTTTCTATCACCATCGTTTAAATCATCCCAATAATTTTTATTTTGAGTTGCAGTAATGTGATTGATGTGTTCAAATAGTGTTTTGTATTTTGGTTTTTCTATTTTAGTTTTTTGTTTCATATAAGTAAATAGTTATGTAGATTTTCAAATTAAAGAATAAATTGATCTATTCCTTTGTGTATCCAATCATCATTTGACAGCCTGGCCACTCCACGACTTTGTATTGCACGTAACTCATCAGATGTTAGACTATCACTTTTTATTTCGAGGTTTAATTTATTAGTGATGTTTTTTACAAATTTAGAATTTAATTTATCTTGATTTATCATAGGATTTACTTCCCACACACCACCAATTATATTTGATAAATCACCACCAAATTTTTCTATATGTTTCTGTAAGTCATCACCTTCGTACGGATATACTGACTTTAATACTTTTTTATCATCCCACTTTCTAATCTTATTTCCCAATTCTGTGCTTACCTTGTAGTTAATACTGAGACACACTTCGTTCCAATCGAATACTGATACTCTACCTGTGCCGGAAAATTTCTTCCATTGTCCATCAAGATAAAATAGTAAATCATTTCTATTATTTTTCTTAACTTCTATATTATATTTAGAACATTCATCATTTACAGATTCTTTACATAAGTCATAAGTGTCCTCAGAATCAAGTTTACTGAAAAATAAAATATTTGTAATTGAAGGTCCTTCGAGGTAAAATGCTATATTGTCGTTTACTTCGGTTTTCCAATTATCACTAATTAATATCGGAGCGTCCCAAATTCTTATCTTATCTTCCAAATGTTCAAATATATGTGTTAAATCGGTAGGGTGTATTCCACTAAATGATACCGATTCCTTTTCCATTGACCATTGTAATATAGTTGGTTCTTGAATATCTATTACATGCTGATATTCCCAAATACCAGTATATATTTCTTTTGATACTAAACCTAAATCAACATACCTAACTTGATTTTCCATTCCAGTCTCCATAATCAGTATAATCTTCAAATAATTCTTCACCTTTTTTGATATCACGATTAGTGAAATATTTGAAGTCTCTACTACCAACTACTTCAACATCGAGATTAGGAGTATCTGAATGATTTTGGAAGAACCAATTTGATTGCCAATTTAAACCCTCAGTAGTATACATCCATAATTTACCATATTCTTCTTTCCAAGTAAAGTCCTTTTCATTAGGTTTTGTCCCAACAGAGATTTGTGAATCATAAACACATTGGATGAGACCTTGAGGGAAATGTGAAACATCTTTCCAATCCACCCATACTCGAATACTCCTATCACATTTATCATACACACTCGTACCTTTTGGGATATCCCTAATTGCAATGCAACCAACTCCATCACATATTGTCGATGGCCAAGGACGGGCCCATATATGGTTTTCGTACCAATCTATAACAAAGTTCTTATTGGTCATACACTACTTGTTTTTCCTTATAGACTAAGAATAATCCACTTGAAATCATTACGAGTCCAACTATCTGCCACAAGGATGGTGACATGGATAGAAAAAAGTAACCAAGTGTCACTCCAAAAATTGGTGTTCCCAATTCAACTAAACCTGTATTTGTAGCTCCGATATTCTTTACTGCTATCCAATAACAAATGTAAGCTATAAAACTTGCAACTACTGAAATGTAAGTGATTGCCAACAGACCATTAAATGTTACCTCTGAAAGTGTTGTCATTGGTGATTGAAATAATGAAACATAAACAAACACACTCAAAAAATCATAAAACACAATCGTAAGTGGTTTATACTTTCTCATAATGTCTTGTCCTACTAATAAGTATGCTACCCAAGTAAATAAGGCTGCAACATCTAATAACACACCTTTAGTGTTTAGACCTTCAAGTGAGAATGTTGGTATCAACTCGATTGCAAACATACAACCAAGTGTTCCGAATCCTAATGCAAGCTTTCGATTATTACTGAATTTCTCCCCATAGTAAAATATGGAAATCAAACATAACACAAATGGATACATATAGAATATTGCGTAAATCACAGGTAGGTTCGGGTCGAGTAGTTCCCAAGCGAACCAATACACTAACAAATGAGCTGCCAATATTATACCATTTAATAAAAACTTCTTCCTATCTTCTTTTTCCACAATGAACAGATTTTCACCTGTTGTTTGTTTCTTGAATAACATTACCCCACCAAACAATATTGTAGCGATTAGAAACCTAACCGATAATACCGATACAGGTCCTGCTCCTTCAGCGAATATAAAACTACCAGTAACCTCAAGGGTTGACCAAGCGAATACTGCAGCTGTTATTGCTAAAAATCCTTTTAAAAATTTAGTCATTTTCGTTTCCTATATTTAAGTTAAAACCATAATACAGCTTAACCTTTAAATCACCATCACCACTTAATTCGGTAGAGAGAAAACGATTTTCTCCGTAACTCCAAGTTACTCCATATAGTGTCTGTGTTTCATCTTCGGTTCTTTCTAAACCTACGATTAATCCTAAACCTTGTAAATGGAACATATAAGGTAATCTAACAACGGCTCTTCCCCATTGATAATCTTCTCTAAATTCTGTAACATAATCTACAAACTCACTATATCCACTTACATCAAGTGCCTGTCTGTTTTGGTCATCAAGTGATACACCAACAAAGTGGTCACCAAACTCGTAACTCACACGACCTGCTGTGTATTCCTCGAATCCATTTTCTATATCGCTTCCGTAATAGGTTTCGATGAACCAATTACCAACTCCACCATAAACACTAACACCATCTCCGAAATGTAACAAACCAACATCGTTAGGTGTTGGTGTTTGATAGGTAAATTTATCACCTCTTGTTAAATCCAAATATGGAACATTAGAACCAAATGGAATTGGTTGCCTACCCAAAACAACCGTGAACTTATCACTATATGGTTTATAGAATAACTCCTCAACATAAACACTACCTCTTGCCCAAGGTGCATCCAAGAACATAGATATTCCCCATTTTGAATCATCACTTTTAATGAATGACCAAACATATGGTTTTTCAAAAGAAATAGTAGATTCATATTCATCACCATTTCTATCATCACTACCTTCTGAATCATATTTCTCACTAATTGTGGTATATCCAATTATACTATTTTTGATTGTTGCTGTTTGAGATGATACCATTGTAAACATCATCAATATCATTATTAATATCTTATTCATACATTGCCTCCATGTTTATTGATATTCTATAATTTTTACCTTCGATGTAATTTGTTGTATGTAATAACCAGTTAGGAAAAATCAAAAGTGAGTTTTCTTTAGGTCTCATATCAAGATTATCCTTACCATCTTTAAATGATATATTACCACCCTTCATAGACTTTGGAACACTTAGATAGTAAACTCCAACTATATCAGCACTTTGAATGTGGTTGTGCCAATTTATAGGACAATAATCTTCATTATTTGACATTAAGTAAAGCTCTTCTATTTTCTTTATTTTTTTACCCATACCACTCAAAACTTTGGTAAACTCTTTTACCAAATCTTTAATAAGTAGATGTTCAAGTTTTATTGGAAAATTATAAGACTCTGATGTTTTCTCTGCCCAACTATTATATTGATTAGATAACGATTCTTTCACACTTAGAGTATCATATTCGTTTAAATCTAAAAAATTTAATTTTTCATATATCTCTAAATTTTCATGAATTTTTTTCATTGTAATTCTTTTAATTCTGAAATATTCTCTATATAATTATAAGTTTTATCTGTCTTATAACATTTTTCTTTGCACATTAAATCACCTATGATACTATTAAAAGTTTTCTCATCAACTTTAATATCCAATTTACTCAATAAATTTTTAAAATTCTCTCTATGTTTATCGGTATAATTATTTCTTGAATATAAATCCTCGTAACTATAAACTATAAAATCATCATCTATAAAATTTAGAAAATATTCCATCTTATCTCTTATATCGTCTATTTTTTGTTTTACGATATCGACATCTATCGCGTCAAATTTATGTCCTTCCTTATACACACGGTGTCTACCAATAGGTGCAACCCAATGGTTAGTTTGTATTGCAAGTTCTTCCGATATAACCTTCTCCCAAATGTTTTCTCTATGTAATAAAATCTTTTGAATTGGATATTCTAATAATTCATCTATTATACTATAGAACATCGGTTCGTCCCAATTTATCTTGCAGCCACTATATTGGTCAAATAACTCATCCAAACACCAAGTTGAATTGTAATCCCAAATATTTTTTGAAAATGGTAAATTGAATTCTTTCCAAGTATTAGGTTGTGCATCAAACCACACCATCTTTCGTTTAGATGCAATTTGAAGTGAATTGAGTAGATGATTTGAGCCTGTCCTTTTCATGGATAACAACATAAACTTATTCATTTATAAATCCACACTTTAAGAATAATTTTTGACTGGCAGTGTTCCACTCGTCTACCTGTGCCCACACGTAATCTAATTGTCTTAATTTTGCTGCAGTAATAATATAACTAATCATTCCAAACCCATATCCATAACCTCTACAATCCTTATGGACATATAGATTTAACCCTTCTTTGGTTTTGTAATTTAACCAATACCAACCTCTAAGTTTGTTTTCTATCTCAAGAACCGAAAATAACCAACCATCATCTAACCTCTGTTTGGCATCTTCTACACTCCACATCTTATCCCAATTTAATTCCTCTTGAAATAGGTCTATTGCAGTTTGAAGTTTATCTTCATCTATTTCTTTCCAATAAGATACTTGATTTGGTGTTGAATAAAATTGATAATTATCTAAACCTCTCTTAAATTTAATCATCGAAAAATGATTCTAAGTATTTTTTCCTTGCATCTTCTATGGTATTTTCACCCACACTCGGTAACCCAAGATTTTTTCTTCTATCATATTTAAAATCTGAGTATTCACCATTCTTTCTTACATAATGTATAAATAATTGTACACATTCATTTCCCCTAAATGGTTCTCTCCAATGATTCATTTTAGTTCCTTCATAAAATAATATATCACCTCGATTTAGTGATACCGATGTGATTTCATCTAAGTTAGAATTATCTGGTTCTGTTTCTGTAGCGGGAGTCCAATAATCTTGACCATACTTTTCAAAGTCATGTTTTCTCATCATTATGGGCCATTTTTTATCAAATTGTATCGGTAGTGTTGCACTAAATTCACAAGATGGTCTATCACAATGTGGTTCAAGCACATCTTTATTATGATAAATTCTCATAAATGTATAACAAGGATAGAGTTTTTCACCAACAACATCTTCAGCATATGATAGAGTCCACCTCAATAAGGCATCTCCTAATGTATCACCATACATCGTTATTGTTCCGTTTACTTGTCCGGTATCTAATTCGAACTCGTTATTCTCCACCTTTAATTTATAATACTCGTATATTAAATCAAGTGTTGGTTTATCAATAACATTTTTTACTACTTTATAACCATTTTTATTAAACATTTTAACTCCAAGGAGGTATTGAATAAGGACCTTCAGATTGTGTAACAGGTATTAAATAACTTTCTACCAATGCCCCATCTTGAAAATCACGAAACTTATAGTAACCCCCAACATCGTAATCTTCATCATCGGAATGAGTTGGCTCGGTATCTTGAATTCTCAAGGAATACACCTCTCCAAAATGGGATTGACTTATATTGGATGAATTTATTAGTTCTGTCTGTAATCCACCTGATAATGATGCAGAATAATAATTCCAACTGCCCGTAACATCTGTTAAATCGTCAAATGTGTAATTGATTGCTGGTGCCTGAATGGCTGGTTTTTGGTCAATTGTTGAAATCATAGTGATGTGAGGTATGGATAACCCACCACTAACAGTTGTTCCGTAACCATATAGTTCATGGTCGTCATCCACCACACTCCCATCTTCGTGAAGTGATGCGGTATTCATTAGAATCCACCCACCAATATGTAAAGTTTTAGCCATATATTAAGGACCTCCACTACCAACTGGATAAGTACCATCACCATCAAAACCCGGATCAAGGGTTCTAAAATAATAACGAGAGTTTGGATNCCCAGCCACAATTTGACCACATTGAGCAGCTATTTCCTGCCATTGTAAAACTGCATCATATATGACAACATGAGACCATGCGAATGCTCCTTCGTTTTGAGTTGGAGTTGGATACGCGTTACCACCAAATGCCATACTATTGCTAGGACTTCTTGGATTAGAACCTGGAGTTGGAACGGTATAATCCCCTTGAAATCCAGCGGCAGCAAGTGCACTTGGTTGATTGAATTTACCGAAGATACGATAATGCGGTGAACTTTGGTCAATCAAAACCGCAGTAAAGTCCATCTTTTGATAAAGGTAATCTACATTAGTTTTAGGTCCAGGAACTGCCCTTCCAAATGCTTTCTCGGCAGTTGGATTGGTAAATAAAAATGATGTTGGAACGGATACCCACCCATTACCACTATAAATTGCCCATCGTGATTGTGGTTCATTTCCACCATCGGTTAGTTTCATATCAAAGTTAGTTCCTGGATTTTGACCTGAAAACCTACGATTTGCAGGACTGTTTGGTGCACCTGCTGGTGTTGGCCATGTGTCGTTACCGATGGTTGCAAGTGGTGCAAGAGCATTTGCCCACACTATAGTTGTGGGAACTTGAGTGTTAAATAGGGTTTGGGTGTGATAGGGATTACTTGGTTGTTTGGCAAATCTTGCACCTTTTTGACTTGATGGAAAATCTAATGCTCTAAATTCAGGATTATTTGCACCTAATGCAAGACCAATACCAGGATGGTTTGTAGCACTAAAGTTAGTTGTTGAATTTGGACTTTGACCTGGACTATGTAAAGTCATATCGGCATTCAATCTCGATGTCAAATCAAATATAGTATCGTCAGGTGTGCTAAAACTACTTGGATGTCCTATATCCCAATGACCAATCATATCAGGACCATTTGTAAGTGAATATTTTGCTGGCCCGTTGTGAACCTTTAACCGATTCATAAAATAATTTTCTGTTGGTAGTATTTCGTATATGTCCCAATGTGATTTTTTACCAGTAACTTCTTTCATACTCACCACCTTACAAGGAACAAATCCACCATATAAACCTTGAACTCTTTTGAAGTGTTTAGGTTTTGGGGTTAAACATACCATACCAGGTCGTAACTTCATCACCGACATATGTTTTAATTCATAAGTGAGTTTAGGATTGTATGATGCCCAACCAAAGGTAGGTTTTTTCTTTTCAACTCCTGCTGTATTATGAGTTCCAAACTTCTCTCTACCATCAGTTCTATCCATGCGGATATCGTAGTCCATTGAGTTTATCACCTTGAGTGGTTTTTCAAATAAGAATTCACTTGTAAAAAATGTTCCACTACATTCAAATGTTATCTCTACCACCCTTTCTGGCATCTCAGCATCTTTTGCCTTAGACATTATTGCTGATACTAATTCTTCTTCATCAGAACTTAAAACTTCTTGTCCTTTAATTGGATTGACAATTATACTATCAACACCACTTATAAAATTTTCGTGTTTTGCCTGTATTTGAAAACCATTGTGTTCAATTACATTATCCTCAATCTGTATAGCCTTTACTCTTGTTTTCTCTGAAATCACATCAACGGATTTTACTTCTACCTTTTCATTATTTCTCAACAACACATCACCGACTTCGATTAAATGTGCTGGTTTAAAATCACCCCTTTTGAATTGATAAACCAATATTGATGCGGAATGTGAGAAATCAAACTCACCATTGATTCTGATATACTTGTAATGAAATGGTGATTGTATGTGAACATTGGAATTTACAAAATCTTTACCAATATCATCTTTATAAAGTAAATTTGAATGACCTATACGATTAGGAAACAATGTATTGTCTTTTTGGTGATAATCATATAGTTGGCTATAAATATTTGGTGTCATGTTGTAGAAGTCATTTTTGAAATATAAGGAATAGTGTTTAATCTCAACATTAAATCCTGATTGATAATCAACATCACTTTCGATAAATTCTTCTACATAATCAAATTCAGAAAGGTGTTTAGTAAATTCTTTTTTAGAATTGAACTTTTTAATCGATATACCATTTTTTTTATCTATGTTGGATTTCTTAAAAACAAAAAGTTTGTTCTTTTCATATATGGAATTATCAACAGACCATTTTGGAGTTGAAACATTCTGTTCACTCATAAACTTTTTTAACGCCAATTTACTAGCTGCAAATTTATCTATAAGACAAGTTTTATCCCATGCTATTCTTAATATAAAATCTTTCTGTTTATTATATTTAAAATCCCAAATATCATCAAGGGCATTACAAGATTGAATAGAAACTTTCTTATTTATCTTACTACAGGTTGCCTGTAAGCTTTGATACCACTTCCCCTCAAGGATATTATCGTATTCACCATCTTCCACCAATACAATCACATTATCATATTGCCACCTTTCAAGGGCAGAGACTATTGGGTTAAAATCAAACCACTCGACTAAATCATCATCAACCGCAGTATTGGTATTTACCTCTAATATATTTGGTTCATAATTCTTGGGTATGATGTCCCAACAAAATAGCAAAGCTTCATTTCGTTTGAGAGGAACATTACCAGTAAAAAAATGATACTGAATTTGGTCTATGAAATTGTCTACAACCCTCTTATATACTAATTTATCAAATAAATCTTTCATACTTATAAATAGATACTTTAAAAACTTTTGTTAAACAAAAGAGGGGCCATGAATCCAAGTAACAATAGCATATCGTGTTCCTTTGGTTACGGGTGTAACTCCATGAACAAGGTATGATGGAAAAAAGATTATAGTGCCAGGTGTCTTTGGATACATTGAGTTTTGTTTACCATCTTCCGATTCTAATCCAAGACCATTAAAAATCAAATCACCACCTTCGTAATCATCGTTGAGAATTATAGTGGTGGATAATTTTCTCAATGATGTAGGATAAGTAGAACCTATATCCATATGTGGATCGTATTTTCCTTGTTCATCACCATCATACCTCAAATATATTGATGGTTCTGCTATCATTGTTAGATTAAATTTATAAACGGACTCGTTGACCTTGTATACCAAATCTTCTAACTTATCATAATACCAATTGAATTCATTTAGAGGTGGAATCATCGTTTCGTATGCAACTCTTTCTGATGATTCAGTTCTAACTCCTCCATACTGTGAATCACCGGATGTTAAGGCCTGATGTTCAGGATTATCTTCCATCAACTTCAATAACTCTTGAAGTCTTTTTATCTCAAATGTTGTAAAGGCACCCTCGATTGAAAATGGTAAATTTTCCTTTAACTCTTGGGTAAGTGTTCTCATACCTAACTGATTTCTAATCATCTGCATTTTATTCTCCTAGCAATATTTCCTTGTAACCTTCTTTTTGTCGATGGTCTACATTTAAAGTCCATTGATGTGTTGGTTTAGTATTAACATCAAAACATTTATCAAGTATCATAAGCATTTTTGGTTCTGGTTTTTCAATTCTCAATAATTCTCTTTGGAAAAATCCATCTGAATTATACATAATATCCAATTGTAATTTATCATACTTACCATATTCACCATAGTAGTAAATTTTTGTGTTGTAGTCTTTTTTATCAAACTTATACCAAATATTTTTTGGTGTTGATTTTGGTTGATTGGGTTTTTCCATCCATCCAATCTTCATGGTGTTCTTTGTAAATATTTTCAAATGATGCTCTATTATTTCATTAAATACATCATCTTCCATATAATTTTCTTTAGATAAAATATCATCCAATAAAAAATTATCATCATCCATATACACTAATGGGCCGATGTGATTAGGTACTATCTTATACATTAATAACTGCTCCTACCCTAATGGTTTTCACATGATTCTTTGGATTAATATTTCCTGCACAAACATATCTTGAACCTTCAAATTCTTTCGATTTTACCTCATGATTTATAGTGCCAGGAAAGAAAACTAAAAGTCCTTTTTCAGGATTTACATTTTCACAATCTTCTATTTCTAATGGTGGAAATCCATCACCCTCATTTAAATAAAGACAAAAAGACCAATTTGATGGAGCATGTGCATGTTTTCTTGCATATTCTCCACTCTCATATTTAGCAACCCAAATATCATTAACTGATAAATTAAAATTCTGTTCATCTAAAATAGAATTTATTATATCTAAAACAGCATCATATCTTTCTTTGTATTGAGAATAAATGTGAGATTTATACCCACTCATCGCACAAAACAAGTTAGTTCTATGATTCATTTTATCACCATCATTATCGACAATCTCCATCAAGGATTTCATCAATTTGTCATCACTAATTTTATACTTAATAACACTTGGTGGTAAATTTCTTTCATACCACTTTACTTCAGGTGTTAAGCACTTAACCATTACATTAAATCAGTTAACGGTGTTTTAGTTGGTTCATTATCTAATCCAATTCCTGTATCACGAAGAATACTCGTTGGAACTTTTCCACAATTACCACAACTAAAAACTTCTATCGGTATCATAGCTTCTTGTCCTGTCGGTGAAACTATAGCCGATAATCTTTTTATAACTGTTGCCTTCATAAAGATGTAATTACCACAATGTTCACAATTCATTGTTTCCGCTTGTGTTAAATCCACTTTAACTTGTGATTGTGGTGGTGCCTGTTGGCCAGGCTGTGGTCGGAATTTTCTTTTAGCCATTTTTATCTCCTTTTATATTATTTGGTCAATCATTCCCATATCTAAACATTTTTGGGCATCCCATAATAAATCGTGTTTTAATATTCCATCAAGTTGTTTCATTGGAACTTTAGTATACTTCTTATACACATCTTTGATAGTTTTCATCATTAAATCAAGATTCTGTTTTTCATCTTCAAAGTTAGCATAAGTTCCCCAAAAACCGGTAGATAATTGATGTATTAACATATAAGAATTTCTACTCATAAGTCTGTGAGTTCCAACTACCGATAGGAATGTTGCTGCACTTGCCGCAAATCCATCTACATAAGTATGAATTGGAACTTTACTTCTTATTATGGTATCCATAGATGATATACCAGCTACGATAGAACCACCACCTGAATTTATCATTATCTTTACAGGAGGAGGATCGATTTCCAAACTATTTGATAAGGATAAACTCTTAGATTCTAATTCTGCAATCTTTTTGTTGAGTTCTACTGCACTATCTCGGTTTACACTTGAATAATAATATATTTTGTTTTCTTGGACAGAAATATGTTTTTCGGTAGAATTTCCACTTGTTACTAACTTCTTTTGAGACTGCTTCTTTTCACCCCAATGTCGTTCTTCCATTATAATTTAGTCTCCAATTCAATGACCTCTACAATTTTTGATTCTTTAACTACCACAACATTATAAGTAAATGCAGCATCTTTTAGATATTCTAATACTTTGGCTTCTGCAACACTTACGGCATCACATTCAACTAAGTAGTTTTCACGAACCTTCTTTTCTCTGACACCATTTTTAGTCTGTATCTCTTCTATGAATACAACCTGAACTTCGTAATACATTACGACTCCTTTATTTTATTATTTGTAACAATTCTATTATCATTGCCATAGCATTGATTTCTTTATCAACAACTTGAGCATCACTTAACTCGTATTTTGCTATTACTAAAATACAAGGTGCTATATTTCCTTTACCATAACTATCTACTTCATCATACAAAAGACGAAATAAATCTGCAAAATCCGTAACTTTTGCATCTGCCATCAACTTACGAATATTATTGAAGGCATTTTTCTTATCTTGGATTTCTAAAATCTTCAATAATTTTAACTTGTAATCGTTCTCCACCATACTCTGTTTATCAATCGATAACTTACCACCAACAGATTGTCGTTGTGCACCATTGATAACTCGTCTTATATCAGGATAACCACTATTGACCAACATCTTTAAATCTTCCATTTCATATTTTATACTCTCATTGGTCAAGATGTTATGTAAATGTTTTGCTACATCATTTTTATTCGGTGGAATTACTTGAAATGCCTGACATCGAGATTGTATCGGGTCGATAATCCTCTCGACAAAATTACAAGTCAAGATGAACCTACAATGTTTACTAAATGTTTCCATTAGATTACGAAGTGCGGCTTGAGAGTGTGGACTTATAAAATCAACCTCATCTAAGATAATAATTTTCATATCTTGAAATCCTATCGTTGAGGCAAAATTTCTAACCTTCGGTATCAAATCATCGACTCTTCTTACATCAGATGCGTTAATGTATAGATGGTCACAATCTATATTATTATAGAGTAGTTTTGCGAGAGTGGTCTTACCTGTGCCGGCCTTTCCAAATAGTAAAAGATGTGGTAAGTCGCCACTCTCCAAATAAACCTTGACTTTACTTTTTAGTTGGTCGTTACCAATGTAAGTGTCAAGGTTGCTAGGCCTATATTTTTCTACCCATAAAGTGTGTTCTGTATTCAATTTTTTCTCCATATCCAAATAGGTTCACAAAATTTCTTATCTTGTTTATTTTCTAATGATTTTTCTGTCCATACTGAACCCTCGTAACTTTTAGCAGTTCCTGCTCCACCACTATTAGGTCGTTTGGCTAATTCCATTCCAATACATCCTTGATACTCCCCTAACTTGGATAAGTAATCATTCATAGGATTACAAATCTCCAACCAACCCCTATCGGTTGACCATTTTGAATTTGTATAGACATCTGATATATTCACCAATAAATATCCACCAACTTTTATAGAATCCCATAAATTTGCTAAAGTTTTATGTAAAAATTCTGAATTCCATTCATTTATATCTTTATATCTAACCCAACTTTGTGTATCATCGTAACTATAACGCTCTACGCTAAAGTATGGTGGACTTGTAAAAACTAAATTAAAATAATCTTTATATTGGGTGAAATCAAAATCCTCAGCTGGACTACAATGAAATTCAGACTTTCTATCATGTTCAAAGAATCCTAAATGTTTTTCATAGAACTCTGATTGTTCCTTGTAGATAGGGTGATTCTCCTTCCTTGGATCTAAACCAACATAGTGTTTACCATGTTCACTTGCGTAGAATCCAGCCAACCTATCACCCCACCCCATCGAAAAGTCTAATATGTTCTCTGATTCAAACATATCATAAATTATCTTTGCCACATTTGGTTTAAATTGAGAACAAATATACTTTCTCAATCCAATCATAGTTCTCAATATATTCTTGGTAATCTTAGGCATTTTTAATGAGTATGCACTTCCCATAAGTGTAGTCATAAACTTATGATTTTCCCAAGTTCGTTTAGGTCCAGGACTTACTGAACCATCTACCGACCATCTGTTTTCTATCTGAAAGTAGTTACTTGCCTCATTACCAGCATTTAATCTTCTAAAATATAATTGTTTTTTATCATAATTTAAATTATAGGTATATTCTGTTCCTTCCCTAGCATACCACTCACCCTCTACCATAATTTCATTCCATTTCATACCCTTGAGTTTTTGGAAATCTCTATATGCTCTCTTTTCGGTCAAATCTGGATAAGGAAGTGGATAGGTCATTGCTACCGTGGCAAGACTTTCTTTAACATCTTGTTTATCAAATGTCTCTTTTATGTATTCCCAATCTTTATCTTCTATTTCGAGATAGGGTTTCATATTGTAAAATTTATCAAAGTAATCTATATACATTAAAAGAATCCGTGTTTAATTGTTTGTTTCATTTCTATTTTTATCTTTTCGTAAAATTCCTCTCCATAGGTATCGACAAGTGACTCCTTAGATTGTCTCCAAATCTCTTTGACAACATTTTGTATATCATCTTCTAATACCAACTCATCTCTTTTGTTCTTGTGTGGTTTAATCAGTTTGTAATAATACTTACCATCCTCGATTCTATCCAATTCATAATCTTGTGGTTTTGGACAATGTAAGAAAGACCAATTACCAAGAATTATACGATTTGACTTGTTTGGTTCTAATGGATACATCTTACAAAACACAGGTCTATCATCACCTAAACTACATCCACTTCCATCTTTACTTAGTAAATCACAACAACCATTTTGTTGCCATTCCAACTCTAAGTCTAACCCAAACTTCTTTTGATATTTTTCTTGTTCTTCTTCTGTAATTTCAACATGAAAAGAATTGTGGTTACAACAACCGAAGTTACATAAACCACACATTATTTTCTTTTCTAGCCAGGCTTTAGAAAAAGTCGTGTTTGACTTGCTCATGTTTTCTTCTCATTTCTCTATCAATTATAGTTTCGTATTCTGATTTATACCATTTAATAGGTTCGATATAATCTAATTCATATTCCTTGATACCAACGTCCCAAAACAATACCTTTTTAGATGGTTCTATATTCTTTACCATCCAATCCCAAGCCTTTGCTTCGTATGTTTGGTCGAGTGGTAATGATTCTTCAAGTTTCAACTTATATTGATAGGGATAGTTAGATTGAACTACTGAAAAATCACCATCAAATTTATATTTATCAGGTAACCTATCGTATGATGCCTTTCTATTCTTATGAACATAATCACTAAGTGCTACAGGATGTATCGTCTTAACATTCTTATTGAATATCTTACATCCCATAGAGGCACCTAACATTGATAATCCGCTACCAGCAATACCAACTATCGTTTCAACACTATTTGGTACATTTTCAACCTGCTGTGCAACAGTTTTCATAACCTCAAACCCATTCATTCCAAATTTAATTTGAAAATAACCTGTCTCACCAACGAGTTTTTTAGCATCAAGTTCAGGACCTGATATGTTTGGATTACCTACACCATATACCTTAGCACCAAATTTTTGAGATAGTGATGAATTTATTCTATAACTATCTCTTATGTGGTCAGGATAATATGGTATCGTTACCAAGCATTTTAATCCAAAGTATTTAGCCACTGCGGCAGTAATACAAGATTGTGGAGATGGGATACCTGCTGCTGTTAATATCCCACCATTACAATCGTTTTTAATGTAATCTAAATTGTCATAGACGAGTTTAGCACATTGTCTTACCTTACCACCACTTACTCCACCGAGATTGAAAAGGTCATCTCGTTTAACCAAGTAACCCTTGTATTCTTCAATCGGTGTAAGCTGATTTACCCAATCGTGAAAATGTTCCTCTGAAAAGGTTGGAAAGTTGTCAAAGTTAATCAACGTCTTGGACAGCTACTAAGTAGTAAGTAACATCATAGTCATCAACTTTAAAATTGATACGAGCTAATCCTTGTTCACTTACTTCAAGTGTTGCACTTTCACATTCCTTATTCGCCACTAACACATCCTTAAAAAGATTTGCGTTAAAGGATACATTCTTAATACTACTCGTAACTTCTGTTTGAACAGGAATCGTAACACGATTTGTATTTATTGAAGCATAACCTATTATAACTTCAACTCCATTATCATTAGAGATAACCGTAAAAGTGTCGGTATCACTTAATGCTGATTTACCACTAATAAATCTCAAAATAAACTGAGTGTCTACTTTAATCTTCACTTGAAAATCAGGAAGTTCTTTTAGAGCTGGTGGTTGATTGATAACTGATTTATCCGACAACATAAAGTTTACGGATGAATGTTGGTCTGAAACTTCAAGAGCAATAGCTTTATCACCACTACTTTTTAAATCAAAGGTAACATCATCAGATAGAACACTTAATAACTTACTAAGTTGTTCTGTATCATAGACACCGAGTTCTGTATTACTAAAAGTAAAATTATTAACTGTCAACTCACCCAACAGAGCTTTATCGCCTGTAATGAACCGAGTATTCAGTTTATCATTTTTACTATTAATAACTACTGCATTTACATTACCACCTAAATGGTACTTGTCAATGAAACGAGTTAATTTAACTTTTTCCATTTATCATTCTCCTTATTATTCTGTATATACATATATACAAGTTTTCTCAAAATCAAAAAAATCTTTCTATTGTTTGTTCTTTATCAACAGGCTTACCCCATCTCAAACAATCATAAAACATCTGTATTTTTTTAGTTAGTGCTTGGTCGTAGATTTTATCTATATCCATCGTATCTTTGATGAACTGCATAATCTCAGGTGGGTCCTCATAACCTTTGTAAGCAACAACCCTTAAACCTAACGGATTATTTTTTAAATACACCCAACGAATCTTATCACCATTATTTATAAATCCATACTTCTTATCTTGACCAAAATATCTAACCAAGTCATTGTATGCTATTGA